CAAGAGCAACCTGCATAGCCTGATTTGCCATTGTGGTTGAACCAAATGCGGCAGTCAACCGACCAAACGCGGGCCTCAACTCATCATCAACTACCTTAAATTGCTTTTGAAGGGCCGTAATGTTTTTTTCTACACTAGCAATTTGACTATCAGTTGCACCAACTGTGTTGCGTAAAGAGTTGGCGAGCAGAGCCTGAGATTTCTGATCTGCAATTGCAGCCTGAACTGCATCCTTGCCAATTTTAACTGCAAAGGCTGCCGCCGCTGCTGCTGCAACACCAAATGCCTTGGCTGATTTCTTTGCAAAATTGTCAAAAGATTTGCCAAGTTTTGCAATATCTTTTGCCGCAGCCTTGGAACCTTTGTCAGAATACTGCGTGAGGATACGAGCGACAACTGCGCCTAATGCCATATTCTAAGCCTGCTTCCCGTTTAAATTCTTTTGCAATTCTGCCTTTGCTTCTTCAAGTGCGCGGGCAACATTGGCCTCAATTCGTGCGCGGTCCTTATCCACGACACGCCAAATAAGGCGTGAAGCAGGTTTAAATCTTTCTTCAAGGACATCTTTGAAATTCTGACCAGCCTTAGTGCTTGCGCGTGTTTTCTTACGTCCTGCAACTTCAAAAATTGCACCTGATGAGTAAGCGTTTTTCAACGCTCCAGCACTTGTTGTGTAATCACTGCGAACTCTGCGTTCTGCTCTTGACTTTGTAATTCCAGCCTGAATTTTGCTTGCATCCCAGCCTGGCCACCCCTTACCGCCACGCGTGCCAGTTGGATTGAGTGCATCTGACTTGCGCCAACCACTCATAGGCGGGTCTTGGGGAATCAAGCCTCTAGCCTCTGTCAAAGCGCCAGAGAGTTCATCGTTGATCACCTTGTTAAAACGTGCAACTGCAGCTTTATCAAACTTTGCCAAGGCATCAAGTGTTTCTTTTATACCTGTGAGAACAATAATCTCATCAGCCATTTGATTTAGCTCTTTCCTTCATATAAATCGTGATTGCTTCAAGGATTCCTTCAGGTGCATCTAACAAATCGCTGACGGGTATTCCTGTCTCAACCGCAACGGCTGCAATCGTGTAGGTCAGGCTGTTGCGGTGGATTCGAAAGAACTATCAGCATCCAGTTCTGCGCTTACAAGGGTGTCTAAAAATTCAGGCCCAAAAACTTTAACCACAACGCCGTTAGTCTGCAGGGCTTTCCACCCTAACCAAAAAATGTGTTCTACCTTTTGCTGCTCCCCCAATAGTTTCGGCATACCTGCGCCAAAGTTCTGTTCAAATGCAACAATGATGCGTGGCGTTAATTTATATGAAGCCTCAAAGCCATCCACCATTTTTACTTTAACTGATAACCCGTCCATCTTTTCCCCCTTATATTTATGTGATTGATTTTGTTATGTTGCCTGAGATCGGCCACGAAACCTGAACCGTGGCCAAGGCACCCAATTCACCAGATACCGATTGCCATTCGGTGATAACGGCGTTGAAGCTGTATTTGGGATTGCTTGCACTTACTGCGGCATTGACTGGCCTGATCTGCATGGCAACTGTCGTTCCAACAGTGGTAGTTGCCATTGAAGTACCGTTTATGAGTTCTTCAAGAGCATTGTCTGCATAATCCTGATTGAATTGAAACGTGACAGAATTATCAAAAACGCCCGCCTGACGTGTCCTTGACTGCGAGCCAATTCGAGTTGTGTCAATAATGTCCACGCTTGTTTTCAATTCTATCTGTGTCACAAACTCCGAAATGTCGTTGCTTGCAAATAGCACATAGGCGTTATTGAGAACAAGGCGTGGCATTTATGCAACTGTTTTTGTAATAGCGCCTGTGATGGGCCATGAACAAGAAATCGTGGACAATTCGCCCACGCCAGCTTGAAGATTTTGCCACTCTGAACAAACGGCATTGAACGCGTATGAGGGATTTGTCGCACTGACTGCACCTGATGTTGGCTTGATTACAATAGGAACAGTTGTACCAAGAAGTGATGCGCCAACTGCGTTGACTGTTATTTCAGGACCTGCTGCTGCAAAATCCTGGTTAAATTCAAGTGTCACTGAATTGTCTTTCAATCCAGACTGACGAGTTTTAGCTCCTGCAGTTGACATTCCTGTAGTTTCTACCACGTCCACACTTGTTGTAAGTGTTACGCTGGTCAAAAACTCGCTTAGGTTAATTGCATTTACTGTGACTGAAACATCTGTAAGAACGATGCGTGGCATTATTTTACTTCCTCTGCTGGTTTGATTGCTGCGTTGTTTTTGATGTGTCCACTTGCAACTAGGGCATCAATGTTGAGTCCTAGTTCAAGCAATTCTTTTTCGGTGATTGACCCACCTTTTTCTTTTGGGGTGAATACATCTGATGTGACTGTGTAGTTCATTTGTTCTCCTATCCCCACACTGTGAGGTTGTAGCGGTATGAAAGAAACTCAATATCTCCTGATAAATAGGTGCCTGCTTGAGCTGCAGTCACTCTCAAAGTGCTGCAGGCTCCACCCAGGGTTAAATCAGATTCAATTGCTGCCTTGATTGAGTAATCTCCAGAACCTGCAAGATACTTATCAAGATCGTTCTGGCCTGATCGTTCTGAAAAACGCTGAACCAGAACCACAACGTCAAGGTTTGCCTGGTCTAGTCCACGGGCATTGTTTAAATCAAATGTGAAGTCCAACTGGCCAACGATTGCAGCAGGTGCAACGGCAGGTGTTGGTATTAGCTCGTAAATTCTCATGCCTGGGATTGCTTCAAGGTTTGCCTTCAAGCCCTTGCGTACAAGTGTTGGCTGCATCAAACGGCCAAGCCATTGTTCTTGCGTAGTGGGCGAAGTAGCGCCTCAACGTCAGCATCTAACTTGGCTGCTAGGCGCACTGTTCCCAAATCAGTGTTGCCAGCAATACCAAACGGTGACTGATTACGCAGGAAAAGGCGTGAGGACTGAATCTTTGCTGCAGTCTTTACTTCAAACGGCACTGCGCTCCAACCAAAGATGCCCTTGATTCGAACAGATTGCGGGATAAAGCGAGGCCAGAAATAAGAATCAACTGCCAAAATACGGGTTAATGGCCACCCACGGGAAGGGTTGTTGACTGGTTCAAATACTCTGTCAGTTGTTTCCCAAATGGTTGTGTACGTTTGATTGAATTGATCATCTGTTGCAATCTCTGTAAGGCTTGTGAAATCGTCAACAGGTAAATCCCACCAGTCTGTTGGTGTGTAATAACGAGTTGCTGGCGCACCACCAGTGCCATCTGTGTAAAAGAATCTGCCGCAGTAATCATCAATTTGACGGCTGGCAGTTGCAATGGCCATCTCAATTGCAGAGTTTTCTGCCGCATCTTCAAGATTAAGGGCTGACTTAACATCATTGAGGGTGCAATATCCGTTAGTGATTGCCACGCTTTACTCTCGTTTCTACTTTAGGCAGCATCGCCTTTTCAAGCTGCGGAATGGCAGTTGCTGATTCCTTCTTCAAGGGTTTCTTTTTCAAAATCTTTTTTAGGCGTTCCATAAATCGTGCTGCCGTTCATCTAGCCAATAGGATTTGTAGTGAGGCAAAATTGCCCCTGTGTGCGCATGAATTGGAAAGCCAAGGGAACGAACACGGCGGCAGAAAAGCAAATCCTCGCCAATCCATTCACCGTCAATGGGTCCATCCCAAAACCAAGCCCAATCTTTCCCTTGGTTGGCATCGCACTTATCACGCATGGCTTCAAAAACGCTGCGGTGAACGAGCAAACATCCAGTACCGGCAGCATCAACTTCAAACAATGAATTTTTATTGTAATTGTGCAATGGCAAAAAGCCTTCAGTGGTGTCTTGGTAAATCGTTGGTACAGGTTTTGGGTAAGGATGACCTGTTTCAAAACTGGCAAAATATAGGCCAGCAATTATTGGGCGCTCTGTCTCATGCGCTGATTGAATGAGTTTATCAAATGATTGAACTGGCAATTGCTGATCTGAATCAATCATCAATAGCCAATCAGACTTGGTTTCAAGAAATTGTTTCACAACGCGATTGCGGTATTTAGATAAAAGCCCTGAACCTTGAACTCGAACAAATGGGCCAAGTCTAGATGCCCGTGATTGAACCAGTTGAATCAAGCTAAAAGCAAAACCACCATTGACTTCACCTGGGTCGCATGAGCCAATAGAAACTTTATGTGCGCTTTTCATAATCCCCCGATTATTTTAAGAAGTGTGGTCGGGCTAATCGGGGGGAACTAACCCGACCACACAATTGTTAACTTTCGTCTAGAAAGTTGGCGCTACCAAACCAGTGCCTGAAATAATTGAGGCTGCTAGTGGGTAACGGCCAGCTGAAAAGGCTGCGTAGCCATACACAACTGCCTTGATTGTTAGGCTGCCTGCAGTTGTTTGGTCAAAGTTCAACGCAAACGGTGCGCCTGGCTGCTCCCAAAGGTGCATTTCAGGTGCTGCAACGCAGTAAATCTGATCTTGGTTTGTTGCTGCTCCAAGATTTGTAACAACATTTGCATCAGTGACAATTGGCAGACCCATCAATGAGTAACCTGAGTTACCGTATTGGGATGCTCCTGCTCCTGCTGCGTATGCGTTCATTGGACCTTGTGCATTTGGCACAACTAGTGGTCTGTTTGAGCCATCGACTGCCGCTAACAAATAAGCAAGTCGGCGTGGGTGCATAATCCAGTGTGTTGGTTGCTGATATGTGTTTGTCTGAACCTGCTGAATCGCATCAGCCAACTTAGGATAAAGAAGTGTAACCGTTGGTGCAGTTGATGTGTAAGTGATTGCATTTCCACCTGAAGAGGCAAGTCCAAGAATTGTGCCTGATGTACCGGCACCGTTGAGGCACTGGTTGTCAAGTGTTGTGTGCCATGAACGAATGAGGTCCTGAAGAATGAATGTATCAATTCCAGTTCCGCGCTCAATTGCTTGGCGTGATAGGTCTTGCTGACCTGCGATTGTACGAACGTTGATAGTCAAGAGAGTGTCATCAGAATCTGTGTTAGATACTGCTGAGTTTTCTGTTGCCTGAATCGCTGTTGTTGTTCCTGTTGTCATGCGGCTGATGTTCAATGTCATTCCATTTGCAGGAAGTGAGTGAGGATTTGTAGCAGCATCAAGGAATGGACGACCAGCGCGTGCAAAAGGTGCAGCAAGGTCTGTTAAGTATTGTGGAACCACAAGACCATCAAAGGCTGATGTTCCTACTGCGCGGTTCTCAATTGATTCTTCGCGCATGTGGCGTGCAAGACGATCTGATGCTGCGAAATCATTTTTAAATTGTGCGTTGTACGCATCCTTTACGAATGAAACGTCAGCTTGTGCTGAGTATGTGCGTGCCTCGTTAGTAATGATTGAGCCACCCACTTTTGGTGTAATTACTGCTGCAACAGATGAGCGCATTTCTGCAACCTTTGCATCTGCTGCTGCCTGTGTTGTGAATTTTTCAATCTTTGCATCTAGTGCGCGTGACTCTTCAACGAGAGCATCAACCTTTTCGGTTTCCTCTGTAGTAAGGTCGGTGCGTGATTCTGCGGCTACTGCCTCAAGAACTGCATCCATTTCAACCTTTACTGCATCACGGCGCTCAAGAGCAACATCAAGATATGACTTTGACATGTTTCTCCAATGAGTTGTTTGTGTTTTGAGGTGGTGGCGTTGCTCTCCACGGCGCTTCAAGGGTGTGGGAATCGCTCCGACTTCATTCTGTTACTTATGCAACAGAAACTTATTTTGTGTTGTTGATTATTGCCTTTGCTAAACGCAATGAAATTGAACGAGCTGCGGTAACTACAGGCTCAACAGGCACTTCTTCAACTGCAGGTTCTTCTTCAACTGCAGGCTCTTCTGGGTCAGCACCTGTGAGCATCGCCATCATTTCAACGGCCTTCATAATGTAATCGTGGCCTTCGCTCATGTCTTGAAAGATTGTGTTCAGAACTGTCAAAGATTCGCCTGTGTTCTCACGGCCTTCTTTTACGGCGTTGAT